CGATAAGACCACATACACCAATTATCTTCATGGTTTTACTTTATCAAAGAATTATACGGATGTCAAATATTATCCGATAACAAACCACATTGGTGTTTCACCAGCAACATAATTTGTTAATTCTAATTCAAGAGCATCGATCTTGGCTTGCCCACGAGTTAATAGATCGCCTCCATTAAGGCTGCTGCCACCTTGAGGTCCAGGTAACGTGCTAAATTTTGAACGTGCCTCCCCAAGTATCATCATACAACGAGCAAGCGTATATTCTCGAATCCAAGGCAAACTATAGATATCAGTTAGCAGTGTAACATCAGGTTTAAAATTTTCAGTCCATAATAATATGGTTTCTGATTCTGCACGTGGTCGGCGCATAATAGTAATTTCTTTTGTAGTTTTATTAAATGTATAGTTAATATAACCACCGAACATTTTAGCAGCTTCTTTTAAGAACGCACTATAAAGATAGTAAGTTGATAAACCACCTACACGACCACTTTGGATCATATAGAAATTTACGAAACCTGCTTCAAATGGTTCATACTGAGAAGACGTTCCACTGTTAGCACCAATATTACGCTTATATACGTTACGAACACTTATAACTTCATTGGGCAAAGTATAGGTGTTTGTATCCATTTGTAAATTTAAAAAAGAATAACTTTCTTCAACAGAGTTACTACTACGCTGACGATAGCGTATCAATGATTGATTTAACGCAGTTTCATAATGAATTGGGTCAAGTTCAACATCAATGATGCCGTCACCAAGGCTATAACGCACATAATCAAATACAGTTGTTTTAAGTTCTTGTAAAGTCGCCATAAGAATATTTATATAAAGGTATGTGCCATTAAATATGTCAATGGATGATATCAACGAGTATAAACCAAATGCCAGTGAAGTTCCACTTGGGCTTGGCAAAGATTGGGCAATGGCAAAAACAATGGCTAACTATGCTCGTTCAACTCCACAGAAAAACATAACACCAGTTGTTATACACAATGCCACTCGCAATACAAAATTAACATTAGTTTTAATGCCTGAGTGGGGCGTATTTTTTCCACCCTATAATTTAAGTAGATTGAGCGCAGTAACTCGTGCCGCTGGTTATCACACATCAGTTTTGGATATTAACATCAAATCCTACCACAAATTAAAAAACAGTCTTGATACAGATTATTGGGATGCTAGTCGTGAATGGATGTGGATTGGTGATTGGTATAAAAATGAAATACATCCACACTTATTAGATTTGTATAATCAATATTTGCAAACAATAATTGAATCAAATCCGCATATAGTTGGTTTTAGCATGTACTATACCAATGAAGAATCTACAAATTGGATGGCGAGACAACTGAAAGCAGCATTGCCAAATTGTAAAATTATCTTAGGCGGACCACAAGTTCCTAGTATGCGAAATTATAGTATGGAATTCTATGATCATATCATAGAGGGTGAAGGCGAACAAGTTATATTAGACTTGCTCAATAAAATTGAAAACAATGAACCATTAACAGAACGTTTTTTAAAAAAAGATAGTAAATTGCGTCTTGATTTAGATAGTTTGCCATTTCCTGATTATAGCGACTATGATTTAAATGAATATACTACACCAGGCGGTATTAGTGCTGAAATTAGCCGTGGATGTATTGCGAAATGTGTATTTTGTACAGAGGTTCATTTTTGGAAATACCGTGGGCGAATGAGCGGCAGTTTGATAGATGAAGTAGAATATCAAAACAAACACTATGGCGGTCGTTATGTATGGTTCATTGATAGTCTTGTAAATGGTAACTTAAAAGAATTGCGTGGATTTTGTTTAGGCATAGCAGAACGCAAGATTGACATAAAGTGGCAAGGTTATGCTCGTTGCGATGGTCGTATGGATTTAGATTATTATCGTGATCTAAAAGCAAGTGGTTGTATGCAGTTGAGTTATGGAATTGAAAGTGGCAGTCAGAAAGTTCTTGATGCCATGAAAAAAGAAATTACACTTGATGAAATTGAAAGTAATTTAGAAAGTGGAAAAATTACTGATATTATGGCACACACAAATTGGATTATAGGATTTCCAAACGAAGATCATCAAGCATTTGCTGACACACTAACGTTAATATGGAGAATACGAAATTCTAACGTATTAGTCATTAGTCCAGGTTTGAGTCTTATGTTAAGCGTAGGCAGTGATATTTCTATTGACCCTGTTAAGTTTGGAATATCGCCTAAGAATTTTTTAAACATGTGGGCTACAGCGGATTTGAAAAATACAAAAGTTCATAGGTTAGTTCGCCAAAAAACATTTAGTATATTCTTACAACATCTACACGGCGACAGATATATCTATGGAGTTGAACGTCCAAATCTTGCACAAACATATACTATAGAATATAATGATGCTAATATTAAACGCATGATTGACCGTGAAGAATATGATTATGATATTATCAAAAGTGATCTTGGTGATTTTGCAAACAGTCTCATGAATGAAATTTGGCCACTTCTGCGTCAGCTATGGCGAGCACTTGGTGCTTACAGCATCACCATTAACTTTGATCCACAGAGCGATATCAATGAGTTTGGTGATAGGTTAGGTTGCCAATATACTGCAAGACATGTTTTTAATATAAATGACAGGGGCGAGTGGTATGCAACACATGATTATAATTTTGACCATGTGAATCATGATGGCTCACGAGACAGTAATTTTCTAGATTGTAGTTTTACATATAACTGGAAAGGTCAGGGTGTGTGGTAAGGTTATCTCCCCATCGTAACCAGAAATAAACTTCATCTTCTGGTGTAAAATCTGCTTCAATGGTTACCGTATAACCAATATACCTATCAGGACTGTTTATACCTGTTCTAAAGATGGGAGTTTCTAGCGCATGTTCCATTACCCACGCACCAGCTTCACTTTGTTGCCACATGATAATGGGACCAGCAGCATAGAGTTGCGCATCTTCTACATCACCCATACGGAAACGATGAACTATCATACTGTTATTTAATCTACTTCAAATGCCATAAGATAGTAAGTTAAATCTTCTGGTTCAAATTGGGCAGTGACGGCTACACGGCATTCAAGTGATGCAATATCAAAATGGGCATGGAAAGTTATGCTGTCTTTAATGGCGTTCTCCCATACCCATTTATAATTTGTACTACATTCATGCCATAATATATTGGCTTCACCTTTGGCGGCTTCTATTATATACTTTGTGGATTTACCAATATGACCTTCTCTTAAAGAAGTGCGGAAGACTGTAATAGGTTTAGAAGGGCATATCTTCATCTTCTTTACCTTCATACCAATCTGGACCTGGGTCTTTACCATCTACAACTGCTTTTGTCATACGATCCATTTTACGTTGATCTACTATTTTTTTCTCACGATCAGCAACGGTCTTATCCTTAAAACCAAGTATATTCATATACTCACGATGCTTCATCCAACCATGCATGAAGTGGATGCAATCTTCTGCGCTACCACTATATATTGTTACATTACGAGAATAAACTGGTAAGATTGTGCCATCATCGTCTGGAATTGTAAGAGAAAAATCTGAACCGCCATTCTGTTCATACGCATAAGAATTGAACGCACCACGATTTGGTTTAATTTCAAAGCCAAGTTTGGTAGCGAGACCTGTTAGGTCATTGATAATACGAAAGTGATTATAGTTTGTCATACAAACCTCTTACTTGATTGATTTAAGAATTATTGTATCACCGTTTAACCGACCTGTCAAGGCAATTTCTGTAGCACGAATACCGTCCATGAACTTACGGAGTTGGATTTTACCTGCGCCCATAAATGCCTTCATTTGTTCTTGCGGCTTGCGTAGCGTTTTTGCAACGCTTAACTTTTCATCAAAGCCAAGAATAGTGCTGCCCTTGATACCCAATACGCCACTGCTGACAGCAGCCACATACTTGCCAATCTTACGGGTCTTGGTATTATAAACCCACAATTCGGTTGCACCAATGATATCCACAGGATTAACAGATACAACATTGAGTTCCTTAAACTCGCTCATATACTTGACATTCTTGACTACCTTTTCCTTGCTTGGCGGACGAGCCTTGCGAACCTTACGCACAGCAGCCTTGACTACGCCATAGGTCGTGAGGGCATCAAAGAGAGCCTTATACCATGCATCATAACGCTTGAACACTGGCTTGGTCATCCAAGCATAGGCTTCACGTAGGGCAGCGTCACCTTTCTTGTCTTGACCTTCGAGCAATTCTGCATACTGTTCTGCATACTTTTCACGAATACGAGCAACAAATGCCTGTGGCATATTTCCTTCACGGAAATAAGCCATGAAATCGGGCGTTTCCGTTGAACCTTCTATCAGGGCATCAAACATAACTTCCAAGTCACCAATAGTATCAGACAACTTGTCACGCAAGTGATCTTGCACATTACGCTTGGCAACAGGTTTTTCAACCACTTGTTTCTTTTCAGCAAGACGTGCATTGCCATATGCTAACAGTTCGGCAACCTTCTTGGTGATAAATTCAGCATCAATTGCCATCGGGCAACCATTCAAAATCATTTTAGAGATACTGCCAATAGTAATGCCTACACGACTATCTTCACATTCAGCAAAGGCAGAGATTTCTGCCTTGCCCCAGTTGAGATGCTTCTGACCAAACTCTACAACATACTTTCGCATGTCAGCGGCACTCATATAATAATTGTAGAAATATAGAGCATGGGTAATCTCCTGACGCAGTTTGTCAGGAGACCATTTCTTAGCATCAGCCCACACTGGTTCAGGACCAGTAAATTTTTCGTCCATAAACTTAGGCTGACGAGCAACCGTCTTCTTAGGTTTAGTTTTTAACATCAGTGCGGACTTGGCCATTCTTACTTCTCCAAATTGCGGTCATAAAAACCATATTGCTGTGATACATATCGATCATATTTCTCATCAACGCCGTTGTCAAAACGTTCCCAAGATTGATCGTTAAAGTAGTCATACCCGTAATCATAGGTCGTGTCAACATATTTCTGAGATGGCGCTGCTTCTTTGGCTTCTATTAATTGAACGACAGAAACACCATGATGCTTGTAACCTTCGGTGCAAAGGTCATAATAGGATGTGCTAGGCGTCATCTCATAGTCTTGGTCAGCCATGCTATATACCCAAGCAATATATGCGTCGGTCTCAGTTTGAACCAACACACGCTGGCGCAAGTAATAATTTGGGAAACCTTCAAGACGGTCAAGCGCAATCATATCGCTTTCGCTTACTTCCCATAACACGCCACTGACAATACTACCTACATCAATCTCAATGTCAGCATGATTACGAAATACAAGACGATAGTCGTTCAGATGCGCAACGCCTACCAATGTAGCATCAGGGCAACGCTTTGCCATCTGATCAGGGTGGGTATTCATTCCGTATCCGAAATAATAACTGCGATATTCCATAGTAAACTCCTTACTGTCACGGGCAGACCTTGCCCAAAAGGGGGCATACATTGCCCCATTACTTAAAATACCACGTCCTAGAGATTTGTCAAGCATTATTTTTAATTATATACGATTTAAAAAACCCTTGACAAATAGCCCAATTATGGTAAAATATAAAAATGTGGGCATTAATCTTCCTTTTATTCATACTTGGCTTCATGTTGGTCTTCAACCTTGCGGAAGCAATGTGGGAATTAGACCATTGGATTGCTACCGCTGATAAAAGGGAGCGGGATGGGTATGATTATGAAAACGATATTCCTGTAAAACCACCCATCACGTTGCCTAAACCAGTAGCAGAAGATGTTAAGAAAGCAACACTTTCGTTACCAGAACCAGCGCCAGAAGATATTAAAAAGGCAACACTTTCTTTACAGAACTTTCCTAAATCTAGTGAAGATGCCAAGGCAAAAATTGCACGATTGATGAAAAATCAATAAACTCATTAAATAATGAGTGCGTTATGTTTTGGGAATACTTGCTTTTTTATTAACTTCTACTATTGCTCACGCACAAGATT